AAGACAGGAGGTGATATGATGACGACCGACAACGCCGCCTGGATGCGGGAGCAATACGGCGAGACGCAGGGCAAGACCTGCGGGGAGTGCAGGCTGTGGTCCCTGTGTTATTTGGCGCAGCACTGCAACGGCGAGAAGCTCCGCAAGCGCGACGCCGCCTGCGAGAAGTTCGAGGAGAGGAGCGAGCGGGATGAGTGAAAACAAGACTGCATCTAATCGAGCAGTTCAACGAGGAGATAGAGCCTCCAAGCGAGTTGGGATGGGCCGATGATATTGGCTCCCGAGAATGGTATCAGGCGCGGTGTGATGTCCTCAGTGCGGTGAAGATGAAATTGCTCGCGAAGAATGTCGCCCTCACTGCCGAGCGGGATGCGCTGCGGGAGAGGCTGGGATGAAATAGAAAAATTCCTCGCCGAGGGCGAGAAGGAGGGCGAATGATTACAGAATCTATTTTTGATGGGACTACTGTTGTGGTGCCAATGGCAGAAGTGCAGCATATTGTTAAGACGATTCTTGCACGTAATGCGCTTCCGGCCATACAAATTATCACCTCGCACACGAAATATAACAGGGAGGTAGATGACTGGGAAAACCCAATCTTTCTTCAGGGGGATGAGGCGGCCGAATTTATGAAGGCATGGTGCAATTATCGACGCGAGAAGGAGGAGAGCGATGGCGACTGAGCCCATGTGCGGAAAATGTCTTCACTTGTCGTGTTGTACCCATTACGGTGTCGATGCAAAGACAGATTCCTGCATATTTCGGGATGAGCGATTCTTTGACCTCGCCGCCCATGACAAGCGCATCCGCAACGAGGGCATAACGGCGCTGGAGGAGGCGCTGCTGGATGGGCAATATCCAGGGTGGTTCTTCGTGGTGGACGAGGCGACGAGGCAACATATCACCCAACATGCCGCACGGCTGAGAGGAGAGTGAGGGAGGATGTGGTTTTGTCCATTATGTGATGGCAAAAATTGTGTAGGAGTATGCCCTGCAGAGCCAGGGAAATGCTGTGGAATTACCAACTGCGATGTATGCCCCAAGGCGCAGCAGAGGGAGGCCCTCGATGAAGCCTAAAACAGTAACGATTATCGGAATCCTAAAATGGCGACCTTGCATGGAATACACGAGAGCTAGGCTGAAAGAACTTTTCGGCGAACGAAAAAATATAACGATGTCCGAATTGCTGGAGTTGCCCATCAGGGATATCGACAGGATATGGGGCGGCATACGGATGTTGACTCCGAAGTATCAGGCACTGTGGGCCCTCGACGTAGCGGAGCACGTCCATCACATTTGGGCGGCAAAATATCCGCAGGACAACAGACCTGCCGAGGCGCTCCGGCTAGGACGGAGGTGCATTGAAAATCCTACAGACGAAAATGTCGTTGCTGCTGCTGATGCTGAAGCTGCTGCTGAAGCTGCTGCTGATGCCGCTGCTGAAGCTGGATCTGCTGCCGATGCCGCTGCTGCTGCTCGCTGGGTGGCTGCTGCTGCTCGCTGGGTTGCGGCTGATGCTGCTGCCGATGCCGCTGCTGAAGCGGGATCTGCTGCGGATGCCGCTACTGTTGCTCACTGGGCGGCTGCTGCTGCTCGCGATGCTGCTGATGCTGAACAAAAATGGCAGATCCAGCACCTGCTGGAGATTGCGGAATTGGAGGCCCCCGATGAAGCCTGAAGAGATTGCGGAGGTGCGGAGACAGGTCGAAGTATGCACGGGTAAGTGGGAGGAGATGCCATGAAAGTCGCCGAGTGCAGGGGATGCAAACTCTTGCAGGGGTGTCCCACATATTGGTATCGATGTAAAAGCGGGCGAGGGCTGCGCTCGCTGAAAACCTGCCCGCCGTGCTCGGAGTGCGGGGGTCGTGGAACTGTCGAGATCGTAAACGTGGTGACGGCATGGGGGCGATGTCCTGCCTGCCACGGCACGGGGACGGCGAGGAGGGAGAAGCAGTGAAAGCTCTCAGCGTCCAACAACCCTGGGCGAACATGATCGCCTCGGGCCTCAAAACCATCGAGACCCGCAAGTGGTGGACCCCCTACCGGGGCGAGCTGCTCATCTGCAGCAGCCGCAAGCCCGCCATCGAGCCTGCAGGCCAGGCCATCTGCATTGTGACGCTCGTGGACTGCCGCAGGCTCACGCCGAGGGACGCTCTGGCGGCGCAGTGCCAGGATTGCCCGTATGCCGGTTTGCCCCTGGAGGAGTGGCCCCGGGCGATGTGTTGCCCAGATCTGCCGGGAGTACCCCTCTACGCCTGGGTGCTCGAAAACATCAGGTTGGTCGTGCCGTTCCCCGTTCGGGGACAACTCGGGATTTTCGAGGTGGAGATACCGCAATAGAGGAGGCTAGATGCAGGGGAAGAGATATCTCGAACTCGATATCAATGCGCTGTACCAGGACAGCGACAAGGTAGACTACCGCACTCTGGGCACGGCCCACGGCGATCACTGGCAGGACATCCTCGGCGAGATGATCGAGATGGAGGACCTGCTCAGGCGGCCCGGGTGGATTCGGCGCAGGTGCGAGGAGTGCGAGAATTTCGAGATGAGCAATCCCATCGATCGTGCCGCAGGATTCCGTTGGGGCGTGGACGAGTCGAAAATAGACACGTATACAGGGGAGGCCGTGAAGGTGTGCCTCGGTCATCGCAGAGGGTATGACTGGCTCGGGAGACCATCAAGACCCGGTGTCGGAGTCGAATGTCTGAAGGGGTGCTCCGTCAACGGCGAGATCGGGCCGGCTCGGGTGTGTCTGCTGGCGGGGATGAGGGCGAAATTGCTATGAAATCGACGTTTCGCAATTTTATTGTACACATGTATAGAGAGATCCTTGCCCAGAGAGGTATCGATGCAAGAGGATTTTATGCGCCGAGCGGAGAGACTCAAGACTGAACTGGAGAGGAGGGCTGACCTCCTGATTTTCGGAGGATGCGGCAAGCGCAGGCGGGGAAGACCCGCCAGGGAGGAATATCCTGTCCTGTCGGATCGGCAGATGTATGAGCGCCGTCGCCGAGAATTCAATCTGCAGCCAATCGAGTACCTCGACCTGAGCGGGAGGCTTCTTCGGCCCCCCGAGCGAGACGGAATCGACAGACTGGAGCCCCGAGAAATCGGGGCTTTTTGATTTCGAGGAGGAGCATGGCGAAACGTAAGGACCCCACGACATTGAGCGACCTGCGACAGGACGGTTATTGTTTCTTGTGTGCGGCTGCAGAGCACTTCATGCTGCAATATTTTCGCTCATTTCTGGTGAGAGGAAATCTAGTATGGCAATAGATGCATTCACGAGTTTTTGGCTTTTTCGTCCATCCGTGAAGAGCGTTATGGCAATCATGGCATACTGTTATGCCATTATTGATATTATATCTCAAATCGGGATCCGTTGCCCATCTTTTGATATGATGAGCAATGAGTCTTCTTCCGATCTGCCCGCACTTTTGGCACGTAAATCGATCTCTGGAAAATACACTGTGGCGCCATTCTTTGTATTCATAACGGCTATTGTAAATATTACGATTACGTTTATTGCCTTTGTATCGGGGATGGCTAGATCCTTTCTGGAAGTGACGAGAGGAGAGCCAAGCGGGATCTTTGGATCTTCGAGATATTCCCTCCAGAAGGCGAAGTCTAGATTCAGGGTTTGCCCATTGTTTCTGGAAATTCTCTTTGCATTTGATGCTTTTTTCTTTAGAGGAACTAGCGCACTTGTGAGAACAGAATTTCGGGTGAGCACTGGGAGAATAGCGGAATTCCTTGCCACATTGCAAACAATTTGTTTTATGAATAGGATTCTTGCACGCACGAGAGCAATATTTTCCATGGCCAATGGCAAGGTCGCGGCGAGATGCAGAAAAGGACCGTCCACACCGTTGACAGAAAACTTCTTGTTGTCCAGAATCGATTGGGGCATGGGGAGAGTCTTCATAAAATCTTCTTACTCGAAAAGTATAGGAACAGTCTCTCGAACAAGTTGTTTCTTTTCCAAAATGTTCAAGCCTATACGCATCGGCTTCATACTGTTTCCCGCATACGGGGCAGGTTCTTGAGATAATTTTCTTCATAATTATATTATAAAGGATATAGGAGATAAAGTCAATGGGATTGGACAAGAACCAATCAATATTGATCCGGTGCGCCACGACGGCGCCAGGTGGAGCGAAGTGAAGGCGGCCCTGGCAACGATGTAGCATGAGGAAATTGTATGAAGCGAGGACAGAAATCACATAAATTCGAGCGGGAAATGAGGCTTGCCAGGGTAGCGGAATTGCGTAAAGAATGCCGCTATCAATGGGAGATTGCAAAAGATGTCGGAGTCAGTCAACAGCAGGTTTCCTGCGATTTTAAGACCCTCGACAAACGGCTCGCCGAGAAGCAAGAAGGGGATACGCTGGAGCACCGGAATGCGAAGGTCGCCGAGTACGAGCACCTGAAGCGCACCTACTGGGAAGCGTGGAAGAAATCACTCGACGAGAAGACGAGCAAAACGGCAAAGAAGAAGAGCGGAGGCAAGGACGGAAAGAGCGAGGAGCAGAGTATCAAGGCAGAGGAGCGGGATGGCAATAGCGCATTCCTGGCAGGCGTGGAGCGCTGCGCAGAGGCGCAGGCAAAACTCCTGGGCCTGATGATTGAAAAGCGGGAGATAACAGGCTCCCTCACCCTCCTCGATGCGATCAAGCAGAGCATGGAAAATGATGATGCAAGATCTTAAAATAATGCGAGAACACCATGAGCGATGCAGGAGCAATCCTGTGCGCTGGATACACGATATGCTGCGCCGCACATTGTGGGCGATGCAGGCGCATATCGCGGAGGCGGTACTGCAGTATCCTCGCGTCGCCGTGCGCTCCTGTCACGGTATCGGAAAGACCGCCTTGGCGGCATCGCTGGCGCTCTGGTTCCTCTTTTCGTATAATCCGTCAATCGTCATCACCACGGCCCCTACGTTCCGCCAGGTGGAGAAACTCATCTGGCGGGAACTGCGTATGCAATACAAGGGCGTGCCGACCCCAGGCCTTGGCGGCAACTTGCTCAAGACCGAACTGAATCTCGACGAGAACTGGTATGCGATGGGCCTCAATAGCGATGAGCCCGAGCAGATACAGGGATTCCATTCTCTGAACGTTTTCGTCATTGTAGACGAGGCGTCCGGCGTGAGCGAGAAAATGATCGAGGCGATCAATGGACTGATGGCCACAGGGCAATTCGTGCGAATTCTCTACATCGGCAATCCCACAAGGCCCGCAGGCGAATTTTACGAGGCATTTCATCGATTCTCTGGTCTCTATCACACAATCCATGTGAGCGCATTCGATACGCCGAATTTGGCGCCCGTCAAGGACGAGTTCGATGCGGCGCAGACGAAGGCCGAGAAGCTCGCCATTCTGCGGGCGGCCCCCCTCATTGTGCCGTATCTGACGAATCCCTCATGGGTAGCGGATATGATGGAGCGATACGGCGAGGACTCGCAGGTGTGGCAGGTGCGCGTCGAGGGAGATTTCCCGAGCGAGGCGCCTGACCAGCTCGTACCGCTGCACCTCATCGAGGCGGCCGAGAACCGGTGGGATAAACTCGCGGATACGGATCGATGGTGGTACGAGAAGAACGAGGCAAGGCTACCAGTAGAGTTGGGTTGCGATATCGCCCGATATGGCGACAGTGAGACTGTCTTCTGTCCGCGCAGCGGAGACATTGAGGCACCGCTGGAGATCCGCATGAAACAAGACACGATGGAGACGTCGGGCCAGGTGATAACGCAAGGTCGCCGATTGAAGGCACAGGTGATCCGTATCGATGCGGACGGCTTGGGCGCCGGAGTTTTCGACCGGCTGAAAGAATTGCAAATTCCAGGCATCCAGGAATTCCACGGTGGCCACAAGGCGAACGACCCCGAGATGTTCTATAATCGCAGGAGTGAATGTTACTGGGCATTGCGGCAGCGATATGAGGACGGTACGATAGCCGTGCAGCGTGATCCTGTAAAATCGGCGCAACTCTCGACAATCAAATACAAGACGACATCCAGAGGCCAGACGGCTATCGAAACGAAGGAGGAGATGCGCGCTCGAGGTGTGGCATCTCCCGATAGGGCGGACGCAGAGATGATGGCGTTTTCTAGTGCGCTAAAAAAGCGGGAGCCTGGTATCCTGATATGATGTGGCTAAAGAATTTCGGAAAGGCTATCGAGGAAAGGACTGCTCAAGCCTTTTCCGCATGGCATTTCCGAGCGGAAAAAGCGGCGGCCTCTATCAAGTCGATGCTTCTGGATATGTTTCAGCATCGATTCATGACGCCTCCTCGAAAGACCGCAGCCGAATGGACGAAAACACATAATACCGCACCGTGGATATTCGCAGCCGTGCGGCCGATTGCCGACACTATTTCGGGATCGGAGTTGGAATTTTACGATGGTGACAAATCACTGCCGGCAAATCATTTCGCAGCGACGGCGATGCACGCGAATCCTTTCTTTTCGCAACATGATCTGCTATATCTGGCGGTGCTACACTTCTTCGCTCCTGGCGAATTCTTCTGGGTTGCTGAGCGTCGCAACAATGGCGAGCCTTTTATGTGGTGGCCACTGCCGCCACACTGGGTACGTGACCGGCCCAGCATCAATCGTCCCTGGTTCCGTGTCCAATTCATGGGACATGGGTTCGGCGGGGCAACATGGGACGTGCCGGCAGAAAATATATTGTGGTGCAAGAATTGCGACCCATTCGACCCTTACGGCCCTGGCGTGGGCCGCGCGGAGTCGGCGGGTGACGAGGTGCAGATATACGAGTACGCTACGAAATACAACGCGAACTTCTTTTTGAGTTCCGCTCGTCCCGATGCCGTTCTCGAATATCCACCGGACGTAAATTTTGACGAGGAGAAAGTCGAGAAAATTCGGGAGAAATGGGCAGAACGGTATCAGGGATTCTGGAAATCGTTCAAGCCCGCCGTATTGCATAGCGGAATGAAAGTCCATCTTCTGGACACGACCCGCAAGGACATGGATTTTGTGGAGGGGATGCGGTATTCGAGTGAGGTAATCTCCGCCGTCATTGGCACGCCTAAGAGCATAATGGGTCTGCTCGCTGATAGCAATCGCAGCAACAGTGAGGCTGCCGAGTATATTTTCTCGAAATATACGGTGTATCCCATTTATGATGCCATTGAGCGGGCCATCAACCGGATGCTGCAGCCCATTTATGGAGCAATGTTTCGCGCGAGATTCAAGCGTCCGCCACTGCGGGACAAGGAATTCGAGCACAAGGAGGCGCTGGAATCTCTGCGAGAAGGCGCCATCACCGTCCAGCGTTATCACGAACTTCATGGATGGGAGGCTCCGCCGGACTCGGAGTATTACCTCGTGCCCCGAGGGCGAATCGCTGTGCGGACATTTTCGGAAGTGCCGATTAGCCTGCAGCCTGCATTGCCCGCTCTGCCCCCTGCCAAGGCGCAGCAGAAAGCCTTCCCCATCGTGCACAAGGAGGCAGAAGAACAGGCATTCATCGATGCCGTCCTCTTCGACGTGAAGCAAGCAACCGAGACGTTCCTGGCGGCAATGGCTCCTCCATACAAGGCCGCGCTGACAAGTGCGGGCGAGGCAGCAATCGCAGAGATAGACGTGCCCATCGTTTTTAACGTCGATAATCCGCACGTCAAGACATTCCTGGCCGAGCTCGAATCCCGCATTGGCGGCGTCGGCGAGGAGACATACGGCCGCATCAAGGATACACTCCTTGATGGATATCGCAAGGGCGAGGGTGTCTCCGAGATGATGGACCGGATCGAGCATGAGATGAGCATCGCAAAAGGATGGCGCTCAGAGAATATCGCCCGCACGGAGATGACAGGTGCGCTCAATGGTGGTGCACTCTATGGATATGAGCAGGCGGGCGTGCCGTACAAGGGCTGGCTCGCCACAGATGATGAGCGAACAAGAGCTTCACATAGTGATGCGGAGGCCCGATATTTGACGCAGCCGATTCCAGTGACGGAGAATTTCATTGTCGGCGGCGCTGTCGGCCCTTGCCCGGGCCGTATGAGCAGCGCGAAGGAATCGTGCTCCTGTCGCTGCACCATCCTCCCGATGTTCGAGGAGGATCTGCCGAAGAAGACATTCACGCCCGATGAGAAGCGGGAGCGGGACGAGCGATTCCGCAAGGCGCTTGATCCACAAGAAAAGAAAATGGCGGGCATTGTGCGGGGCCTGTTCGCAGTGCAGGAGGAAAAACTCAAGGCGAATCTGCAGAGGTACTTCGCATGATCATCAACTTCAAATCCGATATGACTTTCGAGCTCAAGACAACGGCGGGAAGCGCATTGATCGAGCAAATGCGATCCGGGGCGAGTATCTGCTGTGGCATTGAGTTTAACGGCGTGGGCACAAGCGGCGACGAGCTCATCATCAATGCCCTCGAATTCGCCGGAATCAACTCCATCACGCGTAGCGAGGATGGCAAATATCGATGGAAACTGCAGGGCGTTGATGGGCGAGAATACGAAGCCGTGATGGCACTTCTCGAAGGTACTCCACAAATTATTGAAACCCCGAAGATTCAGGCGCGGTATTTCATGGAGATCCATGGCGGGATTGCGCGATTCGGTGAACAGCGTGAAATTGGGAGACTATCAAGCAGATAAAGGAGACAGGAAATGCTTTACGCCAAGGGATTGATTGTATCCAGAAAAGAAAATTCCAATCCATCTGAGTCCGAAATTTTTACCTTCCGGTTCACCAGTGAAGTAATTGACCGGATGGAAGAAATTGTCGAGATGGATGGATGGGAATTCGCCAATTTCATGCTTAATGCGGTTTTCCTGGCCGTCCACGACTACAGAAAGTTTCCCATTGGAAAAGTTCTTGCCGTTTACAAAATATCTGATAGCTATTACTGTGACGTAGTATTCGATCTCAAGGACCCTCTGGGCGAGATGGCAGCGCACAAGTATCGCAATAAATTTCTTAACGCCGTAAGCGTGGGTTTCAAGTCTCTCGAAATCGTTATGCCAACGAAGGATGGAGAATTCTTGCGCCACAAAAGAAAGGAACTCCTGGAGATTTCTGCGGTGCCCGTTCCTGCGAATCCCGAGGCTCTCATGCAACGGGGGATCGACGACGAAACATATCACGCCATCGCCCTGATGATGAGGGGCCTCGATGCGCAACAACTAGAGGCCGTGACTGATGATGGCAGGGCGATTTCCATGAGGGCGGGCGAATCGCAGGCCCTCATTCATGGCGACACCGAAGAATTCGCTGTCGGTCTTTCCCTTCCCAAGGCTGAATACGACGCCCTTCTGAAGTACGGCGACGGCCCCGCCGCGTGGCTCTCCAATATCGAGAGCCTGAAGGCGCTCGCCGATCATCTCCGCAGCGTGGTCGAGGAGAAGAAACTCGGCAAGGGCAAGCGCGCTGAGCTCACCGATATCGCCGAAACGATGGACAAGAAATATAAGGCGCTTGCTTCCGCCTGCGATGACCTCGTGGAAAAGTGCCGTGACCGGCTGCAGAAGATGCTCGATGATATGATGATGCCGGAAGAGGAAGAGGAGCCCAAGGCGGCTACCATTCCGTTCGATGCGGAGGGATTTTTGAAGGCGTTGGGCGCCGAAATGGATCTACGCAATGAACCCCTCGACATCAATCTCGAAGTTCTTCTGGACGCTTTTCAAGACGCCATAAAATCGTAAATTCTCACATCACCAAGGCAACGATAACCGCAGCAATGCGGTTTTTTGTTACGCAAAGCAAATCTGAAAGGAGCACAAATATGGACATGAAAGAACTCGCCAAGGCAGTCATCGACGGCATTATGCCGCAGATAGACGCCAAGATTGAAGCGGCCAATAAGGTGCATGACGAAACGCCGGCGCCCAGCATCATGAGGGCCGCTGCCGCCCCCATCGAGGGACCGACGGTCATCAACAAGATGGACGATAAGCCCGTCTCGCGGTTCGCGCGCATCGTCATCGCGAAGGCTCTGTCGGCACAGTACAAGCAACCCCTCGAGGTCATCATCCCGAAGCTTTATCCTCGAGACGAGGTGCTCAAGGCATCGGTGAGTGGGCTCACAATGTCCTCTGGCGCTGCGCTCATCAGCGAAGCGTTTTCCTCGGAGGTCATCGAGTATCTGCGCCAGGAATCGCAGGTGCGCAAAGCCGGATTCCGCACGATGCCCATGCCGAAGGGAAATATGACCATCCCTGGGTTCAACGCGGGCGCAACCGCCTCGTACGGCAGCGAGGCCACGACGCACGGCAGCACAAGGCCGACTTTCCGACAGATAGCGCTGTCCTCGAAGAAACTCATCGCCATCATCCCGGTGGGCAATGACCTCGTGGAAAACGCGGATGCAGACGCCGAGGCAATCATCAGAGACGACGCTGTGGCTGCCATCGCCGAAATCGAAGAGGCAGCATTCCTGCGGTATGACGGCACGAGCAACAAACCCAAGGGCCTCCTGTCGCTCACGAACGCGAACAATCTCATAGCGGCGAACGGAACGGTCAATGTGACCAATGTCGCCACGGACCTCGGTAAGCTGCCCTATTACCTCGAGAAAAACAAGGTCAGTCCGCGTCAGGGCGTATGGTTCATCAGTCCGCGCAGCAAATTCTATTTCATGACGGCGCGGGACGCGAACTCGAACCTAGTGTTCGCCGACGAAATGGCCAAGGGTACGCTTCACGGCTATCCGTATTTCGTCACGACATCGATACCAGACAACGTGACTTACGGGGGCAACAACGATACCTCTGAGGTGTATTTCGTCGATGCCCGTCACGCCATCATCGCCGACGAGAAGGTGATGGAGGTCGAGGTATTCCCCGGCGGCACGTACTACGACAGTGATTCCGCGGCTCTCGTGAGCGGCATCAGCGCCGACTTGAATATCGTGCGCGTCATATCGAAGCATGACTTCGCTCTGCGCCACGACCTCGCATGTGCCATCCTCCAGGGCGTGCGCTGGGGCGCATAATCACAATCTGACGTAACTGAGCGGGCGGGCGTCCCCCGCCTGCTCCTTGTAAATTCGAAAGGAGAAAAAAATGTTGATCAAGCGAAACATCGGAGCATACATCAGCCCCCGCGTGGGCACGACTCCGCAGGCGGCCGCGGCCGCGGTAACCGGCACTGGCCTCGACCGTAAGGGATTCGCGTCCTGCGTGCTGTTTGTCGAGGCGGGGCAAAAAGGCGGCGACGTGGAGCCCACCACGTTTTCCCTTGCGGGAAAACTCCAGCAGTCCAGCGACAACGGCGACGCAGACGCGTATGCTGATATCACCGACGCCGCCATCACGGCCATCACGGCCGAGGATGGCTCCGCACAGGTAGACGTCGATCTCACCGGATGCGAGCGGTACATCAGGGCAGTTCTCACGCCCGCTTTCGTCGGCGGGACCAATCCGACATTGCTTTGTAATTCCGCTATCGTACTCGGCGGAGCGGACGCGCTGCCCACCACGTAATTCCAGGAGGCACAATCATGCTGTACAAGGTTACGGCCACATTCGGCCCCTACAACAAGGGCGAAATCGTGTCATTTACGCCCGAGCAGGCGCAGAGACACGGCAGGGCGCTTGAGCCCTACGCAATTTTGCCTCCCATCGAAGTGGAGGCATACGAGGACCGCCAGATATCCGTTCCTCCCAAGGACAGGATGTTGCGCGGCCCAGGGCGCCCCAGGAAGTAAAAAGCAGGGGCGGTGAAAGCCCGCCCCTTTTCTCAAGTTTCGAAAGGAGTTGAATTACTCGTGAAATACGCAATCACTCTTCTGATAGCATTCATTCTCGTTCTCGGGCTCACGCTCGGAGCGATGGCCGATTACGGCCCGGGTTACTGGGAGCAGCAGACCCGCAGCAGCAACACCGTACAGGAGCTCAGTGGGCCTCTCGGATGCAAGCCCATCTTCCTTGTGACTCCCAGCACGAGCACGAACGCGACGCTGTTCATGCAGAACATTGCTGGCGATTTGTATCTGATGGATAACGCTTTCTATACGAGCGCATCGGCATGGTCGTGCTCGCAGAGTGCGAAGAAAAATCTCGCGTTCGCGATGGATCTCACCAACGGCGCGTTTAAGTGGAACTACGCGGCGGCCGGAGCGACCCCCTCATTCGCTCAGGTGATGGGCCTTTCGAGCGCCGGTGCCCTCACCGTGGGGGCATCCCTCGATAGGCTCGTGGCCGGCACTCTGTCCCTTGGGACGACGACCGCCAACGCAATCACCATCGGCAGCACGGGCGTAACGACCACGAATGCCGGCGCTCTCACGAGCACGCAGACGCTCACGGCGACCGCTGCGGCAGCTTTCAACGGCGATACCGACATCGGCAACGCTGCGACCGATACCCTCACAATCACGGCAGCAATCGATTCGGATGTGGCATTCCTGAAAGAGGTCAACCGCGATTTAGGTATCGCCGCATCAACCACGGCCGCAACCGTCGGCGCAAATCTTACGGTTCACGCCGGCGATGGTACAGCGGGCGCAGCGAATAATGGCGGCAATCTTGTGCTGCGAGCTGGCAATTCGGGTGCGGGCGGTACCGATGGTATCGTGCAACTCGGCGCGACGAATACGAGCGCTCTCACAATCGGCGCCACCGGAATTCTCACGACGATGCCAGGCAGCCTCACCGTCACGCAGACGCTCACGGGTACGCTGACGGGGAATGCCGACACGGCGACGACGGCCACCAACGCGACGAACGTGGGCGTTACCGATGACACCACCACGGCGGCAACGATGTATCCCGTATGGGTGACGGCGAACACCGGCAATCTTCCCGCCAATGTGACGAGCACGAAGCTCTCATATAATCCAAGTACGGGGATGCTCTCCTCGACCGGATTCACGGGCGCTCTCACCGGCAACGCTGATACCGTCACGAACGGGCTCTATAGCAACGTTGATGTATCGTTTCTGAAGGAAGTCAATCGCACTGTCAAGATCGCAGCCAGCACCACGGCTGATACGGCCGGTGCAAACCTGACGGTCCAGGCAGCGGATGGTGTCGGAACCGGCGCAGGCGGCGATCTTGCCCTCGACGCTGGCTCCGGACCGGGCGCTGGCGACGATGGCAATGTTATCATCGGGGGCGCAAACACCTTAGCAATCAAGCTCAAGGTTGACACGAAACTCGATGACGCAAGAGCAATTGTTTTCGGGACGGGCGCCGATGTAAACATCGAGTATGACGGTACCGACAACGCTCTCGATGAGGCTCTCGGCGCGGCATCTCACTCGTCGAACATCATCCTCACTGCAACCGCTCAATGCACAGAGGGAATGGCTATCACCGTCAATAGCACGACCGTAGCAGATGCTGCGGCCAATGCAAAAGACGCGATGGGCATCTGTCGCGTGGCGGCCGCAGGGGCCGCACCGGCGACTATTGCAGTGCAGGGCAGCGTTCCCGCCGTAACGGATGCTGTTATCGATATAAATCGGCCGCTCAAGGCTTGCACCGGCGGTCGCGTCGGCGAGGCCATTGACAGCACGAATGCAAGCAGAGAAATATCAAGTACCACGGGCGGCGATTTCGCCAACCAGCCTGCGAACGACAGCGTCACCATCGTTTCGGATTCCGCGCTCGACGTGCAGAACGCAACGATTTACGGTACCACGAATGGCACTGACAATGTGGTTACTGAGGTTATCGCCATCACTGGCGTGGGCCCTGTGGTGACCACAAAAGTGGACTGGGGCGAGATACTCGGTATCGAGCTCGATGCTGCCGCAAACGGAACTATTACATTCAGCGAGACCTCCGGCGGATTGGCCATTACCACGATCACAGTGGGCAATTCGTCGAAGGGCGTTTTCACTGTCGTTACGACGGCCGGTGCCAATAGAGCATTCAATGCCCTGCCGTTCATTGTGGCCGATGCGGGCACCACGAAACAGATGGGCGTAGTGGGGACGAATGTCGATTATTCGGCACTCGGAAGCAATTCGAAAAACCTCAATGGAGCCACGGCAGTGCCTCTCGCCACGGCGATGAATACCGTGACGAAGCTCCTTGTGGGCGATGTTGAAGCGGCGCGCACCGTGTATCTGAAAGTAAGAGCCACCGACGATGATACCGAGCTCATCATCGGTCGCAGCCTCGAGGCCGCAACAGCCAAGGACCAGACCAAGAGGATCCTCCTCGAAAAAGGTCACTAGATTTCACGCCTGGGCGGGGCTTCGTACCGCCCTCTGAATTTCACTTCCGAGGAGCGATTGAATGTCTCTCTCTGTGAACGCACTCACCACAATAGCTCGAGCTGAAACCCTTCTGGGCCTCACCGCTGGCGCGCAGGACGCGCTACTCGAAATGCTTATTGATAGCGTGAGCGCACGCGTCGAATCATATTGTGCACGGCATTTTCGCAAGCAGGTGTTCACGGAGAAATATGAGGGCCACGGGCGGCAGAAGCTCTATCTCAACGAATGGCCCATCATCAATCAGAGCACATATCCCACGGTGACCGTAGATGATACTGCCTATGTTGAGGGCGAGGATGATGATTACATTGTCTTCGCCGGCGACAGTGAGGGTGAGAATTACCTTTTTCGCGACAGCGGATGGACAGAGACGAAATACTACCGGCAGGACACGCTCTGCCCCACTGACCGTGACCCGAATTCGCACGATCCAAACATCGACGTGACGTATCTTGCGGGATATGTTACGCCGCAATACGTGAGCCGGACCGTAAGCACGGCAACCATCGCTGCCGGCTCAAGCAAGATCATCACCGTGCCAAGCGTTTATGCCTTGGCCGTGGGCGATACTGTGACGCTATCGAGCACGGGGGCAGCGGGCCCGCCCATCGTCGCTGCGGCATCTGAATCCTGCACTATCAGCGCAATTCCCTCCAGCACGACGATTACGCTAACGACCGTGGCGAACGCTCATGCGGGGACCATTACCCTGGCCACGACAAGAACGTTTCCTTACGACCTTGAGGAGGCCGTCATCCAGCTCATCGGACTCAAAATGACGCAGCGCACGACGCGAGGTATCGTGAGCGAAAAGACGCCTGGCGGGTATCAGGTACAGTATGCGCCCGCGGGCGAGCTCGGGGCGATTCCTGCGGATATCAAGGCGGCGCTCGACTATTATCGGAGAGTTTCGATATGAGCATCGAGAGATGGTTCACTCATACCGTGAGTGTCAAGCGCAAAACACCTGCTCTCAATGCCAGCCAGCAGATTGCGATGCCATCGGAGACAACGGTTTCGAGCGCGCTCAAATGCCTCGTGGAGCCCATAAAGACCGCCGAATTGAATTCGATTCTCGGGCGCCTGCCCGATGCAAGGCGGCGACTTTCCTGCGCGTACGGGACAGACCTCCAGGATGGCGACATTATCACGCATGGGACCGCTCGCTACATCGCCGCCGAGACCATGCCTGACAACATGAGTCCTGGCAACCAATATATCACATGCTTATTGCGGGAGGGCCCGAGCGCATGATCCGCGTTGAAACTACATCCAAGGAACTGCAGACGTATTTGCAACGCGTTGAAGCCAAGATGGATACGACGCTCACCAGAACACTGCGCAGGGCAGCACTCATGGTCGAGGCTCAAGCCAAGAGAAATGCGCCTGTGAATTTCGGCGTGCTCCGCAGCAGCATCACCAATGAGGTCGTTGAGATCTCGCCGCATCGATACGAGGCGCATATCGGCACAACAATGAAATATGCGGGCTGGCAGGAATTCGGCACAAGGCCGCACTGGGCGCCCGTGCGCACAAAGTCAGGCGAGCTCACCGCCCTCGGGCTGTGGCTCAAACGAAAGCTCAAGATAAACGACGAGGAATTGAAAAAACGCAAACCTTATATGTGGGTGAAAGGCACAGCGCATCCCTTTCTTGTCCCGGCACTCGATTCTAAGCGAGAGGCAATTCGTGATCTCTTCATACGATCCCTGGGCGAATCCTTCGGGAGCGCAGTCTGATGGCGACATTCTACGCGTGGCAGATAGAGACCGAGCTCCTGCGTCTAATGCGCACGCTCCCCGCTCCGATGCAACTCTCTCCGACCGGCGCAATAAAAATGGTGCAAGCCGGCACGTTGCGTCCACTCCTTGTGAGTGGTGTAAAATTCGATACATTCATCGACGGCATCCTTGTCGAATGCCAGGAAATACCGATGGAGTGGGGACGAGCGATTCGAGAGGCGGAAATCACGTACCGATTTCGCATAGTGCATCTGCATAAACTTGCAGCAGCGGAAATTGAAGAGCAGGTCAAACTTGAGCGAGCCGCGATAATTGCAAAGAAGATTCTCGATAACGTGCAACTGCGCGATGACGCCAGCGCCATCCCTACAATCGCCGGACTGCGCATTAATTGGTGCAAGCCCGTAAAGATTGATCTCGATCCGCCAGAAAACACCGTATTCGACACGCCCGAGCAACTCGTCTGCGTGTTTGCTGTGCACATCGAGGTTGCAACGAATGAAACGCTCATCTAAGGAGGATGCTATGGAATCTTTTCTCCCCGCCAGTGCGCGGGAAAATCTCATCGAGGTCGTGTACGACCGGCCAGGCGCAGGGCCGGAGCCCATCCACATTCCGCACGTCGGGACGTTTTCTCCTGGCGTGCCCACGGCCATCCCGCGCAAGAAGGCCCATGCCATTACGGCCCCGGGAGGCAATCGGTGGATGCGAATATATCTGCCGCCGCTCCTCGAGAACGAGCCGGTTGAGTGGGTATCGGGCCTATCGGAGATACCATCGGAGACCCCGCAGGCGTTCGAGGATGCGCCCGAGCCCACTATTCTCCACGAGGAGCCGCCCGAAATCCTGCAGCCGCTCATCGATGATTTCGAGAGCGACGATGCCGAATCCAAGGAAGCAATGGCGCCTGAAAAATCGGGGGCCTTGAATATTTCGAAGAAAGCGAGGAAGAAATAAATGGAGAGAGAAAACATCGGACATTCGAGTTTCGGTCATTTCGGGCTCGCCCAGGAGGCTACCGCAGCATACGGTACGCCCGTGGCCGCTACTGATTTCGTTAACATTACGAGCGAATCCATCAAGCTCACACCGGAGAAGGTCGCCGACCCGGGCATTGAAAGCCTGCCTTGGACGAAACGCCAGGTAGACGGCAAGCGCACCGTGTCCGGTTCCTGCAGTTTCAACATGGGCGGAACGAATAGCCTGCCGTGGTTGAAATTCTGCGAACGCGGGCTCACCAGCGCGACGAATCTGCAGGTAACGGGTGCCACGGCAGCAATCGCAGCGGGCGGGGGGCTTGCAACGGGAACGCATCGCTATTACGTGGTGCCCGTGGTTTCTCGCACAGCGGATTCGCTGAAACTCGCAGGCAGCATTTCCGCTGAAATGGTTGTCGTCGCGACTACGCCGAATTTTACCGCAGATCTGTCTTGGACGAATCCTGCAGCCCCCAGTGAGGAAACTATGTGGGGCCATGCGATTTTCAAAAGCAACGTTGATGGTGCCACCGGATCAGAGAAATTCATCGACCTCGTGGCGGGCGCCACGGCAACCACATACAGCGATACCGGCGCTCATGCGTATTCTTCGACTGCGGCCGATCCGCCCGATACCACGTATCGCCACACGATTCAGGGAGCGAGCGATGAGGAACTTTTGTCGTTCACAATTGAGAGGCATCCTGACACTGGCGAATCCCTCCAGGATCAGGGCTGCAAGGTGAAGTCGTTCAAGATCTCGATGGACACGAGCAATCCGTTTTGGACGGCAAACATTGATATTGTCGGCCAGGACGAAAGCGCCATCGCCAAGACCGTGCCGGCCTACGTCGATCCGCAGCATTTCTCGCCGTTCCAGACGCTCACTTATATATATACGAGCGGCGGAGCGCTGGTGCAGTCGCAGGACATGCAGAAATTCGAGCTCTCTATCGATAACGGCCTCGTCGAGGAGCGCGGAAGCACCTACACGGCGACGGTGAAGAATCTCCTGGGCGGCCAGATCAAAACCACGGGGAACTTCACTCTCAATTGCAACTCGATGGACGAGTACGACCGCCTTGAAGCATCGACGAAAATGGCGCTCAAGCTCGTGGCGGACGGCCCATCTACTGATGTGACGGGCACCACGAACTGGAGCATCACGAGCGGTGGAAATACCGTCTATGCTCATCCATATCAGATGGCGATCACGATCCCGCAGATCAAGTATGCCGATGCGCCGTACAACCTCAGCGGAGCGAATCGCATCGCCATCGGCGTCAATTTCGTGACCGAGTACAATGCGACACTCGGCGCCGATCACTGCATCGAGATCGTCAACAAGACCGCTTCTTATCCTGATACCTAATCCTCCCTCAGTCTCATTCACCTCCTGACATCCCGGGCGGGTATGGTTCGCCTGCCCGCCCGGGGCTTCTTTCTTTATCGCCCAGGCTTCGCTGGTGAGGCGATCTCGCCCCTTGCCGTAATAATACTCGGACAATACTTTCGGAGGCTTAAAATGGCCCAAACGGCCTATGAACTGCTCGTAAAAATAATGGGTGACACTACGTCGCTCAATACTGCCCTGAAGGGCGCCGACGAACAGACCAAGGCATCCTTCGGCGCGATGCAGCAATATAGCCAAGGTGCCGCCGTCGCATTAGGTGGTATAGCGCTCGCCTCCGGCCTCGTCGTGAAATCGATGCTCGATCAGGCTGCACAGATGGAAGTGTACCGCACGAAATTAACGACTGTCTTTCATGACTCGGCGAAAGCCGCAGAGACAATGGCATGGGCCGTCAAATTTGCTGCGTCTACCCCGTTCGAAGTCAAGGGCATCGTCGATGCCACTGTGACGCTCTCCGTGTATCGTCAGAAGGCGACAGAGATCTTGCCTCTCGTGGGTGACCTTGCGGCGGCAATGGGGGCACGCATCGAGGATACGGCGAACGCCGTCGGTAAGGCAATGGGCGGCTCCCTCGAGGGCTGGGAGATGCTTCGCACGTCCTACGGCGTTACCATCGAGCGGCTGAAAGCATTCGGCGCCGCCATCGATGGCCAAGGGCAAATGCTCACCAAGAACGCGAGTGACCTGGATCGCAACCGCAAAGCGCTACTTGCCGTAATTGCCACCGATTTCGGCGGCGGAATGGAGCGGCAATCGAAAACGTTCTCGGGTGCGATGAGCAATCTCAGCGATGCCATCAATAATTTCAAAGTGGGCATTGGCGAGACGCTGATTCCGGCGGCGACAACAGCAGCCAAAGGACTCACTGATATTATCGAAAAAGTTAAGGCTCTACCCGCCCCATTGAAGGCAGCAGCAGGAGTCGGACTTATAGCCACCACGGCCATAACGGGACTCGGCGCTGGGGTTCTTGGGCTGCTTTCTGTCCTGGGCCCAGGCGCAGCAATGCTCATCACGCTCGCAGAAGGCACGAAAGTCGTAGCTGCCACGGCAGCGTTCGCCGGAACCGAAATCAAAGGTTTCGCTGCAGCAACCACCGTCCTGAAGGGCGCGCTCGCATCCACATCTGCGGCACTTATGGGATGGGGCGCGCTCGCTATTGGTGCGGCTGTAGCGATAAAATTCGTGCAAGACGAATGGATCAAGGCTGCCGAAGCTCAGGATAAGCTTACCGCATCGACCTCAAAGAATATCGCCGTGTCTCGCGAATCCGTCCAGTGGATTGGCAAGACCGGCGAGGAGCTGCGCAAGATGGGAGTCGCGCTCGCCGACATCCCGAAGGCGATGGACGGTTTCCGCGAGCTCGCCAAGGCCGCACTGGAGATCGGCCGCACGGATCTCGCCAAAAAATATATGGATCAGGCTCGCGGTGTGCGCGATGCGGGAGCCGCTCTCTCTGACTACAACAAGAAAGTTGATGAGAATTTCAAGCTCTCCGGTGATGCGGCGAAACTCGCCGAGCATAATGCGAAAATCGGGTTGGCATCGGCTCGGGATATGCTATCCGCAGAAGACGCAAAGCTCTCTGCGATGCGGGCCTATGGAGCAACATCCGACGAGATATGGGCGCAGGAAGAGAAAGTTTACGCGCTGCGCAAAAAAGCAGAAGATGAGGAGAAAAAAGCAGCCGACGATACCGCCAAAACGCATCAAGATGCCGCCGACAAGAAACTTGCTGCATCTCTTCACTTCATCGACCGCCAGATCTCCCTCAATAAAATGTCGGAGGTCGAGCAGATTGCGGCCTACACTCGCATTTTCGCTCACGTCAAATTGACGAGGGAACAGGAGATTGAACTGCACAATCGCATGGAAGACGCCGCCCGCGCTCGCCGTGTCCGCCAGGAAAAAGAAGCTATCGATTCGTTCAAGCGTCAACTCGATGCCGAAGTTGCTATAGGAAAGATTTCCATTGCAGCAGCAGAGGCGAAAATGCGGGCATTCCTCGCATCTCGCAAATGGCTGTCTGACAACGAAAAAACGCTAACAGACGGGGCTACCGATTACCATTCAAAAGCCATTCAGAAGCAGCAGGATGATTTTGTAAAGGCCGAGGACGAGAAACTCAAGCAGGCGACGCTGAAGGCGTCCCTCATAGTGGCGTCCACGAAACAGGCATCGGCAGACGCGAAGAAGGCGGAAATCGATGCACTTGACGGCGTGATCAAAGAGTACGAGAAATACCCCGCGAAAAATCAGGCGATTCTGGACAAGATCGTGAAACTCAAGGAGGACAAAGCAAAAGCCGGGGCCGATGCTGTGAAATTAGGATATGAAGCCGAACTCGAACATGCAAAGATCTCGGCTAAGGGGCAGATCGATGAGGAATTGAAAATTCTCAAGGCTCTGCAGTCGAAAATCACGCTGCAGGCAACGCTTCTGGAATTGGAGGGCAAGCGCCAGATACGCGCAGGGAACACCGTCGAGGGAGAAGCCACACTAGCGCAAGCCGCCGTGCTGAAACAATCCCTCGCTGAACTTGACAAGACCATCGGCACTCAGGAATATCATGCATGGAATGAGCAGCGTATGCGCAAGCAGAAGGAAGAGGACGCCGATTTCGAGTATCGCAAGCGGATGCGTATTGCCGATGCTAAGAACGCTGAAGAAGCCAACGCCATTGAGGTTATCGCAAATGCCGAGAAGGCCGACATCCTCGAGAAACGACGGCGAGAAGACGCCTCCGCCCGCAATCGTTTCGCCAAAGATCCTGGTGCTGCAAAGGCGCTTTACGATGAGGAACAAGAACTGGCATCGCGAATAACTGGCCTGCGTCAAGCGAATGCCGAGCAGTATCAGAAAATGGCGCAGGAACAGGAATCGCAAAATTACAAGTATTTTAAGGAGGGCATTGACCGAAAGCGCCAGGATCTCGATAACTCCATCGCTAAAGAAAAGGCCGATGCAGAGCGGCGCAAAGCAAGCGCCATCGAAATGGGGCAACTAGAAATAGGCTGGACCAAAATGCGAGTCGAGGCGCTTCATGCAGAGCGAGCGGCACTCGAAGAATTTGCAAAGGCGCATCCCAAACGGGCCGAGGAAATACGCAACAGCATTATATCGATTGATGCAGAGTTGAAAAAACTCGGGGTCAACATCTATGATCAGATAGGCAAATCGTCGGTCGCCATAATAGATGCAGAGAAAGCTCAGGCGATTAAAGAGGTTGAAGCGGCACTGAAACCCCTGCAGGATGCTATCTCAAAGCTAGAAGGCACAATGCCGGGTGAATTTCGCAGCGGCGAATCGGCGCCCGCAAGAGAAAAACGCCGCAAAGAAGAATCGGCAGATCGCAGGACGCTCGTAGATAAAGAGATCGGCACCGAGAATGATCTCGATGCCAAAAAGCGACAGGCCGAATGGGAAGTACGCTGGAGGGAAACGCAGGGGCTACCTGATGCGGCGAAAGCGCAGGCAGCGCTCACGACGGAATTTCAGAAGCGAGCCGAAAAAGAAGAGTCCGAGCTTGCGATGAAGCGCATCGCTATGCTCGAAAAACTGGGCATCGCAACGAAGGAAGATTTCGAGAGCACAATCAAATATGTGAAAGCCAGAGCAGCGGGCAATCAGGAAGCCGAGGCCAGCACCAAGGCGCTGCTTGATGAATCCATTACATATTTCTCGAGCGAGATCGATAGATGTAAAGCGGCGGGAGTGGCATATAACGATCTGCAGAAACAACTCTATGCGCTCAACGAGGAGCGCAAGAAACTTTACGGGAGATACAGTCCCTTGCCGCAAGATCAGCCCAACATCCCATCACAGGGCGTGGACCAAAAGACCACGGGCGCCGGAGGCGTCGATCTGAGCAGGCCCTCCGCATCCTCGCCCGCAACCGGTACCGATGGCGCACCCTCCACCATTGATGATATGATAAAATCTGGGCCCACATACAGCCAATCGGCCCCCCCTTATGCGAGCACGCCGGCTCCTCCTAGCTCCGAGCAGCGACAGCGCGATGATACACAGAAGACGCAGCTCAGTGCTACAGAAAAAAATACCGACGCTACCCTCAGCCTGGCCGAGCAGAATAAACGCGCCGCTGACGAAATGAAATCTCATCCCTTCGGCATCGAGGGCGGCGGCGGGGGTGGCATGGGTGGCGGTGGCTATGGGGGCGGCGGCAGGGGCGGATCGCAATATTTTCCTGATCAGATGGGCGGCGCTGCAGGGAATGACGCCCGAGGCGATGACCTGGTAGGTGATGTGATCTATGAGCGCGGCCCTGGCGGTGGTATCGCAATCGGAGCGGACGGAAAGCCCATCGTCAAGGGCTATCATGAAAAACAACGCAATCCCGCAGCGCAACAGAAAAAAGAAGAACAAAAAGGCCCCGTGCGCATGGATGTCAATGTCGGGCACGTCCCGGGCGCCCAGAGTATATATGAGGTGGAGAAATCAACGGCGGGCGGCGCAGGATACTGGGAGGGTCGAGGGGCGACAAGATCAGCGCCCGCCATGCCGACGCAACCGCAAGGCAATCTCAACGTTACCATCAACGTGCCCGAGCGGGCCGATGCGCAGACAATTGCAGGCAGAGTAATCAGCACTGTGCGCAACACGGCGCCAGCACTTGGATTCGCGAATCAGATAGGGCAAGGTCAATAAATGGGTACAGCATACACACTCGGCACCATCAATTGCGACAGCACGTATTACACGCTCAAGTCCTGCGCGATTTCCGGTGGACGCAAGACGACTCAGATTGATATTCCGCGGCTCGATGAAGGCAAACAGGATGACGGCAAGGCGAAGGCTCGTTTATTTCAGTTCGTGATCGGTGTGCGAGGAATCAATATCGCAACATACGAGGCGGCCCTCAAGGCCCTGATGGTCGCGCTCAATACAGGGAGCGAAATCAAGTGGTACGGTCGCGACATCAATAAATATTACAATGTGCTCATCGGCGACATCAGCGATCCTTTCCCGAGCCAGATGGTTTTCGGCAGCGATGTGGTAATTTCGGCGAGTGCCTCTGACCCATTCCAGTATTACGAGGCGGCGCCGTTTGTGGCCACCTCCACAACATCTCTGCTTATCGCCGTGGCGAGCAAAACTTTCACGACGCAGGCCGGGCTCGATATCTACCCTGGCGCATTCATCCGCGCGGTCAGTGCGGCCGACGCGGCGAACTACATGGAGGGCGACGTCACGTCATACACGGGCACGACGCTCATCGTCAACGTGACGGCCATAGGCGGCGCTGGGACACTCGCCGATTGGGAGATCTCTCACGGCGCACCGTGTCTCGTCACGCCGAATGTCAACTCATTTGATTTTGATCTCTATGTTAACGGGGATGCTTATGTGCGGCCGATCATTACCGTGACGGGACCATTCACGGGGCCCCTGATACTCACCAATAACACGAATGGATACTCGTGGATGTACAATGACGATCTTGGTGCCGCCGTGGAACTCGTCGTAGATTGCCGCGCTCCGCTCTTTGTGGGTGCATATCAAACCGGCAGGGGCGTATATCTGGACGGAACCGAGACCTATGCCAATTTCACTGGAGATGCCGTGAGCGCAGGATTCATCACGCTCAATGCGGGGCACAATGAGCTCACATTCGACAGCGCCGGCCAGGGCGGCACCGTCAATATTGATTGGATAGATCGCGACTGGGGCGGGCACTGATGAGCAATCATCCCGATATCCGCATAGAGGTCTATCAGCGCCCAGAACTCGGCGGCGCCAAGATCGCTGATATCATAGATCACGAGGGGCTGGAGCGCAGTTTCATGCGCACCGGCGGATGCGATACCGCGTCCTTTTCGCTCACAAGATCGTATCAGACATTCGCCACATTTTCGCATCTTTGTCGGGTCTATATCTGGCGCAGCGGTGCCCTGACTCCAGAATGGGGGGGATATTTCTCGCATTATGAGGAGATATACGACAAGCCTGAAAAAATCAGCATCCATTGCAAAGGATTCATGCACGAGCTCGAATGGCGTTATGTCGAGGATTGGCAAATAGCGAACACGCCGATAGACCTAGCACTGCTCGATGTGTTGACACAATATGCTCCAGGCGATATCGTGGTTGATCTCGCGAATATCGCGGGAGGTGGATAATGCCAGGCGGCGGAGTCGGTCCTCGATATACGATCATAAATTATCGCGGCCAGATGAAGCGGCTCATCGACGTGGTGAACGAGATCGCCGCGCTGGGGCGCACTGCCACCAGCGTGTTGTACGATTGGTGGATTGATCCTCTCGGTGTATTTCATTACGATGTATCCGCGTCTGCCATTACAAAGCACGTCGTGCTGGGCAAAGATGCAGAAAGCTATAAATGTAATCCCGACACCAACGAGATGCGCAATGCTCAATGGCTCTCCGGCAGTGTAAGCGAAGACAATGTGCAGGTGAATGGATGGTTCACCGACGCGACATCGATCAACGATTACGGGAGATTCGACGGCACACTCTCGCTCTCAGGCATCGTGACGATTGCAGACATGGCACGCATCGCTACCAATATGTTGATACTCGCTGCATTTCCCAAAAACAAGCGCAGCGTTACCGTGTGGCCAATGCGCACCGATATCACCTATCTGGATTATCTGGGCATCTATGGTATCCCTGGAGAGGGCGAGGCCAGCGACAAGATCGAGCGCATAACGCTGCGAGAGACTGACCGCGGTACAGAAATGAGCATTGAGATCGGCGGCATACAGCCGACGCTCGCCGATATATTCGGGCAACAAGCCGTTCAACAGGGGAGAAGAGAACCCGCACTGGACAAGGTCAAGCCGCAAGTCGAACAATACGCTGTGGATTCGAGCATAGTGCCCGATACGGTAGAGGTGACGCTCCCCCAAAAACCCACTGGATATGGGCAAGGATTGCGAGCGAATATGGTCGTGCTCAATACCAATACAGGCCCCATGCAGGCGAATATAAACGGCCTCGGAAATAGGCCCATTCGCATGGCAGATGGCACGGAAGTCCCCGCAGGAATGGTCACGGCGGGGAGCATCATTACCGTCGTCGATGATGGCACGCAGCTCATCATGACAGGAGTGCCCGGCGGCGGAGCCTTGTCGTTCCCGCACAATGTCTCGCATCAGAGCGGGGGCACCGATCAGATAACAACGCTTGAGCTCGATTATCTTGATCTCGTGGGCCAGGCTGCTCCCGCTGCTCCATCTGCGGATTCAACCCGATTATATGTTACCGCAACCGGAGTAAGTCCGAATCGAATCATCACGGTCTCTTGCCTCACGGAAGCGAGCGAAGAAATTATTATCGGAGCATGGAAAACATGAGCACGATATCCTTGGCTATGATTGTAAAAAATGAAGAAGCGGTTATCGCTCGCGTGCTTGCTTGCGCTCGCCATTTTTGCGATGAGATGATCATTGTTGATACTGGAAGTACCGACCGCACCATTGAATTCGCTACAGGTTGCGGGGCGCAAGTTCATCGTTTTGAATGGACTGATGATTTTTCTGCAGCTCGTAATTATGCATTTTCCCTTTGTTCGTGCGAGTGGATTATTTGGCTTGACGCTGACGACGTAATAACGAATGAAAACATTAAACAAATTATAGAGTTGAAAAATAATCTGCCCAATAACAAAGATGTTATATATTTTACGTACAACATCCGCCATGATGAAAATGGGCGCTGTGTTTTCGCCAATGAACGGGAACGATTAATGCGACGAAGTTCCGGACTTCGATGGCGAGGCCGTATTCACGAATCAATCCCCCACGTTTTTGGTCAAGATTTACGTATGCCTGAAATAATTGTAGAGCATCGGCCCAAGCACACGGGACATTTGCAACGCAATCTGGAAATTGAGAAGCTGGCACACGATGCTGGCGACAAATCCAATCATGCGATTTTTCATTACGGGCAAGATCTTATAACCGCGCAACAATATGAGAGGGCAATCGAAATACTTGAGCAATACAACATGAACGCCCAGCTATCCTGGATGCATTATTGGACAGCAATTCGCCTTGGACATTGTCATCTTCAGCAACAAAAACCTGGTATTGCGAAACAATGGTATCTCAGGGCTACATGCATGTTTCCCGCCAGGGCAGAGGCATGGTGTGCCCTGGGTCGAATGCACTATGATCGCAAAGAATGGATTTTTGCTATTCCATATTATTCTGCTGCGGTACATCTGATGCGCCCTGATGATGTCGGATTTTGCCTCGAATCCTGCTATACATGGGAGCCACGGGATTTCTTGGCTGTCTGTTGTTTTAATGCAGGGGATTACGCCGCCGCTTATCGGTGGGGCAGTGATGCAATTGTCCTCGAAAATAATTGCGAGCGCGTACGTCGGAATCTTGCCAAATATGCTAAAGCCGCGAATGTAACAATATCCGACTCTCCTTTCAAGCTCTGCGCAATGCCGCTTGTTCCTGCCTGGGGTGGGCGATGACCGAGCATTTTGCTGGTGAACAATATGTGGGAACGTCTACGGAGCGAGGGGGATTTACGTGGACACGCCAAAATGCACGGTTCATGGAATCGGATACGGGATTGTCGTTTCTGAACATCAGTCCCACGGGGATTGATTGGCAACCGATGGCGGACGGAGCGACAGGCCCCGCTGGCGCAGACGGAGCGACAGGCCCCGCTGGCGCAGACGGAGCGACAGGCCCCGCTGGAGCGGATGGAGCGACAGG